CCAGCACCAATCGCATCCTCTCGGCCCTGCGTGGCCGGGATCGGATGGCGGCCGGGAAATGGGTGCCGGCGCCGTTCCAGCTGATCAAGGCCCGCCGGCACCCGCACCGCCGCGGCTACCTCCTGGCCCTGACACCAGAAGCTGAAGAGCTTCTGGGAGGGGGGGGGGGTAACTACACCCCTGCAAATCAGGCCTAATCATGGAAACCAGGACTCTAATCCTCTCAATCGAACTCGCCACCCGTAAGGGCCCTTTTCACTTTGCTGCATGGCTGCATCGGTCCCGCGACCATTCCAGGATCACGCTACAGAGGTGCACTAGTGTCTACTCTAGTGTCCCTACTAGCCCATGGATCTGGATCGATTGGAGGCCGCTCTGGCCGCTTTCTCAGTTTTGGAGCCGACCGCGCTCCCGCTCCACCACGTCCAGGTGTTCCTGGTAGTCGCGCAAAGGGAGCCCATTCTCTATGACGACATTGAACGGACCCTGGGTCTATCCAATGCGTCTGTGTCTCGGACTGTGAACGCCCTCAGCGACGTTCACAGGACCGGGCGAGAAGGGCTCCGCCTGTTCAAGGTCGAAAAGGACCCCGAGGAGCGGCGCCGTTACCTGTGCTCACTCTCGAGTCGGGGGCGGGCCCTCCTGCGCCAGATCAAGAGCCTGTAAGCCGTGCACGATCGTGCCAAGGCCCATGAGTGGGCCTAGCCGCGGCCCTGCCGCATTCTTCGCCAAAACAACCATGACCAACGCCATAACCAAAGCAGCGCCCGAATACAGCGCCGCTGACGTAGTCGATCAAGTTCTTGCTACGTCCGTAGACCAAACGCTGGTGGCTTTTCCCGAGCTGAAGCCAATCAGGCTCCAACTGGAAGCCCTGAAGCCTTGCTCAGATCGGTGGGAAACCGCTCAAGAGGCAGAAAGGGTCGCAGCAAAAGCCCTCGACGCAATGGTGGATGAGATCGAACACTTCATCAAACAGCTCTGATCGCTGGGGCCCTTCGGGGCCCTTCCCGACCACCTACCCACACCACACCATGACCGGAGCAGTTAGACCACGAATCGATGCCAGCGGCCAAAGACGCTGGATCGCGGATGTCACGGTTGACGGCAAACGGCGGCAGGCCTCCGGCCGCACCAAGGCCGAGGCCGAGCGGAAGCGGAGAGAGCTGCGGGACCACCTGATGGCCGAACCCGTGGTGAACGCCGCGGGCTTCACCCTGGCCCAGGCCCGGCAGCTATCGCTTGAGGTTCGCTGGGCTGGGCTGCCTTATGAGCGAACGGCCGCCATCTACAGCGCTGCGGCGGTGCAGTTTTTCGGCCCCTCGACACCGCTCGAATCGATCAACGCCACAGCGGTGGAGCAGTGGAGGGGCAAGCTCCGAAGCCAGGGCAACCGGCCGGCCACCATCAACCGGAAGCTCTCCGCCCTCAAAGCGATGTTCAGCGATGCCCAGCTCCACGGGCGCATCACCACCCGGCCGGCGATGCCCAAGCAGCTGAAGCCCGGCGGCGAGAAGGACCGCGTGATGAGCGACCGCGAGCGGGACCAGATGATCGAATACTTCCAGGCGATCGAGGAGCCCGCCGCGGCCCTGGTGCTGGTGTTCCTGCTGGAAACCTGCACCCGCTGGGGAGAGGTTGAGCGGTTGCGCTGGGGGGACCTGGACCTGGATCGAGGTCGCTGCACCTTCTGGAAGACCAAGAACGGCATGCCACGCACGGTGCCTCTCACCGCCCGGGCCCTCGATGCGGTGAAGGCCTGCGGCGTGCCGGTGCCGGGCGCCCGGGTGTTCCCCTACAGCTACGACCGCTACCGGCGCCTGTTCGATCGGGCCAAGGAGCACCTAGGACTGGCCCACGATCAGACCCTCACGATCCACACCACCCGCCACACGTGCGCCTCGAAACTGGCCACCAGGGGGATCAGCCTGGTGCAGTTGATGACCTTCGGGGGGTGGAGCTCCCTGGCTGCTGTGAAGCGCTACCTGCACCTGAGCACCGATGCCCTCTCGGCATGCGTAGAAGCGCTGGAGAGCGGATAACCTGCTCCCGCCGGGTCGGTCCTACCCGTAAGGCTGGACGCGGTGGCGCCTGGTGATGAGGCGGGCGCCTGAAACCGTATCGGAGGCCCGGTCGCATTCGAGGCAAGGGGTCCCTGCAGATTCGCAGGGACCCCTTGCTGTTGACAGCCACCAATCCGGTGTGCTTATGCTGCACACGTCTGGCAGCGATGTCGGACGACCTCAATCGGAAACAACCATGAACGCCTCAGGCCTCAGCGTCCGCACGTGGAACGACGCACCCATCACCCGCCGCGACAGCGACGGTTATGCCAATGCGACGGCCATGTGCCGCGCCAACAGCAAGGAGTGGTCGGGCTTTATCCGCAACGATCGCACCACCGACTACATCCAGGCCCTGGCCGCCCGCCTTGGCATTCCCGCCGATCGGCTGGTGCTGACCACCACCACCGGTCCCAATCGTTTCCGTGGTACCTGGATCCATCCACGCCTCGCCGTGGACCTGGCCCGCTGGATCTCCCCGCAGTTCGCTGTGTGGATGGATGGCTGGTTCCTCGAAGAGCTGGAGGCCAAGTCCAAGCCCAACCCGTCGCGGCCCTTCATGGTGCTGCCCGGCGAGGACGTGTCAGAAGTGATCAGCGTGCTCTGCGCCGATCTCAGCAGGGAGTCCGAGCGGCTGGCGGCCATGACTGGATGGCCCACACGGGGATCCCTGGCCACGGCGGCCGAGTGCCTGGCCCTGATCAGGAGGCGAGCGGCCGTGATCCAGAGCCTGCTCTCCATCGTTCAGCCGATGGGCCGAGGTGGCGCCATGCCGTCCGCCGTGGTGGTCCTGCACGCCCCGTAATGTGGACGCGTCCACCCGTTCTTTGGTTGCCGTTTTTTGCTGCCGATTTGCTGCTTTTCCAAGCAGCAGAAGCAGCGACCGAAAACCCGAGAACCAAGGCCAGGACTGACCGGGGGCATGGCGGAATGGTATACGCAGCGGACTTAAAATCTGCTGCCCACCTTTGCGACCCTGCAGAACAGTTCCCGTGACTGGGGCGAGGATGGGAAGACTCACCTCTGCAGGGTCCCGGTGGATTTTCTGCCGAACGGCCCTGTCGCCGCAGCATGAATCCGCCAAGCAGCAAATCCACCACGGTGGACAGGGACCTCCAGCAGCGGCTGGAATGGCAGGAGGCCACCAACGCCGAGCAGCGAGCGCTGGTGATGCGGCAGGTGCTCCGCCGGTATCGCCGGGAGTCCTGCACCGAATACGGAACCGCACTGTTTCAGCAGTTTGCTGATCCCGTCAGCCGAGAGATCGAGGCGATTCTTTATCGCTTGGGCGAGAACCCCCAGCTGGGCGGCCCTGGCTATGGGGCCCTGCCGCTGGTGGCCGCCCTCGGCAGCCCGCAACGCATCGCGGCGGTGGCCCTGGTCACGATCCTGGACCGCCTTTCCCATGCCGTCAGCTTTCAAGGGCTGGCCCTGGCCATCGGTGTGGCCGTGGATGCCGAGGTGAAGGCCGGTGAGATCGGCCGGCGATCCCCGGCCAGCCTGGATCGACTGCTCGACCGGACCACAGCGGAGAAGCGCGCGGCGGTTTTGGCGATCGCCGCCCGGCCGATCGAGGGTTCCAACCCGATCTGGACCCGGATCGAGCGGGCGACCGTGGGCCTGCTCCTACTCGAGGTGGTGCGCCGGGAAACCGGGCTGGTGATTATCGACAAGAGCGACCAGCCGAACCGGCGCCCTCAGTGGCGGGTGCTGCCATCAGACAAGGCCCTGGACTTCATCCGGCGCCACCCTCCCCGCAGTCTCCGACCAAACCGGGGGCCGATGGTGATCGAGCCGATCCCCTGGGAGGGGCTGGTAGGCGGTGGCCACCTGGCCAACACCTCCCCGGTGGTGCAGATCCGGGCGGCGCGAGACCACGCGGCGATCAGCTACCTGTCGGGCCGGATCGGTCCGCAGCTGGCAGCCGTCAACGTCCTGCAGCGGCAGCAGCTGGAGGTGGACCCGTGGATGCTGCGGGTGCAGCGGGAGGCGTGGGACCGGGGCATCCCCGGCCTGTTCCCGGTCGAGAGGGATCCCGTGCCCGATGCGGGACCGTTCCCCACCAGCGAGCCGCCGGATGTGCAGGATGCCTGGCGGCGCGACCAGGCCCGGCACCACCAGGACCTGAGGGACAACAGCTCCAAGCGGGTGGCGATCGATCGGGCACTGCAGACCGCCGAGGCGCTGGTGGGCCGGCCGATCTATCAGGCTCACTTCCTCGACTTCCGGGGCCGGGCCTTCACCGCAAACCGGGGCCTCACGCACCAGGGCCCCGACCACCAGAAGGCCCTGCTGCAGTTCCACAACTCGCCGCCGGCCGGCGGGGCTGGTTTCGAGTGGATATTGAAGGCAGCGGCCGGACACTGGGGGTTCACTCGCCACCAATGGGACGACCGGATGCTGTGGGGGTCAGATAGCAGGGAGAGGATGCTGGCTGTAGCTGATGACCCGCTGGGCAATGCCCACTTGTGGCGGGAGGCAAGGCAGCCCTGGCAGTTTCTCCAGCTGAGCCGAGCGGTTGCCAGGGTTACTAGATGCAGCGGCCGGCTGTCCTACCCCCTCGAAAGTTGCGGGGTTCCCATCCGCCTGGATCAAACCTGCTCCGGCGCCGGGATCATCGCGGCCCTGCTCCGGGATCGAGCGATGGCCGAGCTGTGCAATGTCTGCGGCACCGGGCCGAACGACCTCTATTCCGTTGTGGTTCAGCGACTGCAGCAGCAGCTGGAGATCGATCTGCATTGCGGGGATGCGCGGACCCACCAGCTCGCCGCCGGCTGGCTGGAACTTGGCATTGATCGCAGCTGGGTGAAGGCCGCCGTGATGCACACGCCGTTCGGTTCCACCTCCCGCACGGTGGCCGATGGCATCCGGGATCAACTGCAGCAGCGGCTGGGGCCCGCGGATGACTGGGCAGGCCGGATCTATCGGCCCAGCAGCTACCTGGAATCCAGGTTGCGGGTGGTGCTCGGCACCGAAACCGCATCCCTGATGCAGCTCCGCCGCTGGCTCTGCGATGTGGGCCGGGAGGTGGTGGGCCAGCACCAGCAACAGATCAGGTGGACCACGCCGATGGGCTGGCCCATGCAGGTAGGCCGGCCGACACCCAGTAAATCCGTGATCCGCACGCACCTCCTCGGCAAGCTCGCGGCCGTCACCTTCGAGGAGGACCCGCCGGAGGGGGAGCTGAGCGCCCGGCGAACCAACGGCAGCATCACCGCCAACCTGGTCCATAGCTTCGATGCGGCACTGGTGCATGCCGTGGCCTACAGGGCTGGAGAACAAGGTGTGCCGTTGCTGACCAACCACGACTGTTTCGCCACTGATCCGGCCAACGCCAACTGGTTGCAGAAGACCTTGCTCGACGAGTTCCGGGCCCTCTATGCCACCGACTGGCTGGGGGCGATCGCCGAGGAGATCCGTTGCAACGCAGGGCTTAAGGCGCTGCCACCGCCGCCGCCGCGGGGAGCGCTGGAGATCGGCGAGATCGGCAGTAACCCGTATCTGTTCAGCTAGGCACTAGCGCCTGCGCTAGTGGATGCCCTAGTATCCGGGAGCCCTACACCCCTGCAGAGCATGGCATCCGAAACGCTGGTCACCCCGGCCGGCGAAGTCCTGTTTGCAAACGTCCTTAAGGCCAAGCTTGTTAAGAACGATTCAGGTGAAAAGATGCAGCACGGAATCGTGCTGCTTCAAGCTGATCCGGATCGGGATCCGATAGCGAAACAGTTCGTTGGCTCCCTGCATAGAGCATTCATGGATAAATATGGCGGCAACGCCAAGTACGGCCCAAACGGAAGGCCGTGGAAGAAGGAAACGATTGTCGATGACAACGGCATCGAAATCCCTACTGGACTGGTGAGGATCACCTTTAGCCGTGATACGGAAACCAAGCGCGGCACCCCGTTGCCGCCTCCCATGGTGCAAGACGCCAAAGGGAATCCTTGGCCTGTTGATGTCGCAATCGGCAACGGGTCGGTGTGCAAACTTGCCTATTCCTGCTATTTGTGGGAGAACGAAAGAGGCGGGAAAGGGCTAACCCTGCAGCTGCTTGGCGTGCGTGTTCTCAACCACGTCCCCTACACCATTCAAGCCGTGGACCCCGGTGTCTTCGGTGCGCCCGAGGAGGGCACGGACGCCACCACCCTGGCCCCTGCTGCTGCGGATCCGTTTGGGTTCGATGCTGCCGAGGGACCAGCCAGCGCTGGGGAGGAGCTCTGGTGAGCCAAGAAATCACGATCGCACGGTCATTCTCCGCCAAGGTCAACCTGGGCAACTACGAAAACGTGGGTATTCCTTGCTCTATGCAAGCGACTGTGCCTGCCGAGAGCTGGGGCGCACACAGCAAAGCTCTCTACGACGCCTGCCGCGACCAAGTGCGGGAGGAGGTCGATGCAATCAATCGTCGCAAGGTTGGCGCCAAATGAAGCGATTCCAGCTGCTTCAATTCATCGGACCCGGCCAATGCGTTCCGGCTTGGTACGGGCCGGCCTGGTACGACTGGCAGAGCAACGGGCACTATGCGCTGCCCATCTTTCTGGCCCTGCCCTGCGGGGTTGCCCGTTGGCTCTGGGCCGGGCTGCGAACAGGCAGCAAAGCGATGGCCCTCGATTCCAGGGTTGCCTACCTGGATGGGATTCAGCAAGGGATCCATATCGCCAGGAAGGATCCATCGCTGCTGCATAGACCGTTCGCGGCGCGTGGCGGCGATCGTCTCACGATCATCAATGCCGACACCTACGACCAGCGAGGTGGCAAGCGATGAACATCATGGCCATCGACCCCGGTCCCGAGGTGTCCGGGGTTGTGTGGCTGAGTCCTGAGCGCAGGATCATTGCTGCCGAAATCCAGGACAACAAGGAGATAGTCCGCACCCTAAGAGGTGGCCACACGGTTCACCCCTTTCCCCACCTAGCAATCGAGATGATTGCTTCCTACGGCATGCCCGTGGGAGCCGAGGTCTTCGATACCTGCGCATGGATCGGTCGATTTGAGGAGGCCTATGTCCACAAGGACTTGCAGGCCCGCTATTTCCGCAAGGACATCAAGCTCCATTTGTGCGGCACCAATAAGGCCAAGGACGCCAATGTCCGCCAGGCGTTGATCGATTGCCTTGGCCCACCCGGAACCAAGAAGAGCCCCGGCCCGACTTACGGGATCAAGAGCCATCTATGGGCAGCGCTTGCCCTTGCCGTCTACGCCCATCACGTTCTCAACCAACCGAAATGACCACCACCGCACCACCCCCCGAAGCCGAGGCGCTGGCCACGGCGCCCAAGGCCATCGTCATCAGCCAGTTTGATGTGCTGCTGGGCGACATCAAGGAGGCTGCTGCGGCAGCCAAGGATGCGACCTTCGATTACGCCGATCCCAAGGGCAACAAGCTGGCCCGCAGCTACATCTTTGCGATCCGCAAGCTGAAGGCCCGGATCGAATCAGCACGCACCGACGCCAAGGCCTACGCACTGGCCTATGGCCGCACGGTCGATAGCCAGGCCGCAGAGCTCAAGGACCAGGTGGATGCGCTGATCAAGCCGCACCAAGATGCGATCGATGCCATCACCAAGGCCGAGGCCGATCGGGTGCAGCGGCATCGGGATGTGATCAGCGGCATTAAGGCCTACGGCAATGTCGGGTTCGGCGCCACGTCCGAAGCCATTGGCTACTGGCTGGCCGAGGCCAAGGCCGCCGACATCGACGGGCTGGAGGAGTTCAAGGAGGAGGGCGCCGCCGCCCTGCTGGAAACGATCCGCACCCTCGAAGCCGCCCACGCCAAGGCCCTGGCCGACGAGTCCGCCGCCGCCGAGCTGGCCCAGCTGCGCGAGCAGCAGCGGATCCAGCAGGAGAAGGATGCCGAGGAGGCACGCCTCAAGGCGCAGCAGGAAGCCATTGCCGAAGCGGCCCGCAAGGCGCAGGAGGAGGCCGATGCTGCTGCGCTGTTGGCGATCCAGGAGGCCGAGCAGAAGGCGGCCGATGCCGAGGCCAGGGCCGCAGCGGCGGAGGCCAGGGCTGCCGACTCCGAGGCGGTGGCCGACCTGCTGCAGTCGGAGGCCCTGCTGGCAATCACCCCGGCGGAGGCGCCGGTGGCGGCCGCGCTTGGATCGCGGCACGAAATCGCCGACATTGACGCAGAGCAGAAGCTCCGGTGTGAGCTTGGCTGTGCGCTGGCAGGCCTCAACCGCCTCGCTGTGATCGATGCCCTGATCGCCGGCACCCTCCACCCGGCCATCACGATCGACTGGAGCAAGGTCTGATGAACTGCCCCCACTGCGGCCATCCTCACAGCCGGGTGCTCGAAACCCGCGATTCCCAGGGAGAGAACGCCATCCGCCGTCGCCATGCCTGCCGCGGGTGCGGCAAAGCGTTCACCACCGTTCAGAGGATCGAGGTCTACCACGACGGCGCATGGCTGCCGGCGCCCCTGGCCGTCGTGCCCGATTCGCAGCCGGCCACGCCCGCACCGGCCGCACCCCGAAGGCGGGCCGCCAGCCCCGCCCCGGATCGACTGCATCCGCTGACCGGGGAGGAGGAGTGGCTGAAAGTCTTTGTTTTTCACCTTCCACCATTCCTGTTGACTGACCTCCTTCGATGGTGGAACGAAAGCCGCTGGGGCAAGCACCGGACAGGGGCCACCTGGACCCAGGCCGCATTTACCCTCTCGGCCAACCGGATCATCGATCTTGTGCTCAAAGGGCAGATGCCCGTGGCCCAGGCCCTGGTGGAAGCTGGCATCGAGCACGGCTGGCAGGCCCTGAAGCCTGAGTACCTGCGCGGCACTCCCTCAGCAGCCCCACCGGCCGCCGCCCCCGCGGGCGATCCGGCCGCCGCGGCTATCCGGGACATGCTGGAGCGGGCCGATGTTGCTTGACCCGGAGGCCTTTACCCGTGGTTGCCGCATGATCGAGCGCCACATCAGGACCAGGGCAGACGCAACTTGGAGCACCGAGGATTTCAAGCTGAAGTTTGTGTCATTCAGCACTGACTTCCCGGAGGTCAGCACACCGCAGTTCCTCTGGGCCTGCGAGCGCTGGATCCAGGGGGCCACCGGTGAGTTCCTGCGGTTCCCGACATGGCGACAGCTGATGGTGCCGCTCTATCGGTGCCAATCGGGAGTGCCGAATCGAGCGTGGGGATTCAAAGAAGACCTACCTCGATCGCTCCAGCCAACGCGGCAGCAGCTGGCCATGCTGCCGTCGGGGCTGGCCTCGCCCCCGCCGGATGGCGCCGAGAACCCCGCCGCCTACAGCCTGGTGGCAGCCGGCGGCGATGAGCAGCGCCTGCTGCCGGCTGCCGCTTCGGATTCCCAGAGCCTTTCACGGAAGGACTGGATCGAGTATCTGCAGAAGGGACAGCAGCGGCAGGGGTCCAATGCCTCTGCTGCCTAAAGACCAGATCCGAAACATCCTGCAGCGCGGATTGCTCGCTGGGTATTGGTCGGTCGAACAGTTCAACCACGACCTGCCACCGCACGCCGAGTTCACTCTGCCCACGTGGGATTTTCTGGACGCCCATCCACGCTTCGCCGATATGTTCTTCCGCGACCTGGAGGCATACCGGAACCGCCACAACAACGACACCCCCATCCTCTGATGCCTGATACCTACACAATCCTGGAGGAGAAGATCGGCATGGGCCGCATCCTCGTGACTGCCCGCCCTGGGCTTGGTCCCTGCAGGGGGCAGTGGCTTGTGACGTTTGAGCGTCACAACAGCAAGCGGAAGTTTCTGGACCAGTGCGCCGCCTGGCTTCCGTGTGGCGAATGGGATGGATCGCGCTGGCTGCCGTTCCGCTCCCAATTCGTCCCGCCCGACGCGCTGCAGCGGGTTCAGGACTGGCTGCGGGGCCGCACGGTGCCGGCAGAGGTGGCGTCGTGACCGACCAACCCAGGGCCCTGGTAGATGCGGAGCTCTACCTCCGCCGTTGCACCGCCGTGTCCGAATACGAGATCGAGTGGGCACCGGATGACTGGACCTATGCGTGCCGCCACGGCGAGGCCAGGGCCCGTTTCCAGGACTTCCTTGCATCCGTCCGTGATGCGCTGCCCGACCACCAGCTGCATTTGTGCCTCGGCACTGCCGCCAGCTTCCGCTATTCCCTGTTCTCCCCCTACAAGGCGAACCGCAAGGCCAGCCGCAAGCCGGCCGGCTACAGCCAGCTGGTCCAGTGGGTGATCGCCGCCGGAGAGGTGCGGGGATGGAACATCGCCATGCTGGCCGAGGTCGAGGCCGACGATGTGATGGGCATCCTCTGCCGCCCTGGTGATGTGATCGTGAGCGAGGACAAAGACCTGTTGGGGATCCCCGGCCTGCACCTTCGAGGCACGGAGTTCATGGAGGTTTCCGAGCATCAGGCCGATCTGAATGTGTTCTCGCAGGCGCTGATCGGGGACGCCACGGACAACTACCCCGGCTGCCCTGGCATCGGCAAGGTCAAGGCGGAGGGTATCCTGGCCGGACGGCCCGATGCCGCAGCGATGTGGGCGGCCGTGCTGAAGGCTTTCGAGAAGGCCGGCCTGACTCGCAAGGATGCCATCACCCAAGTGCGGCTGGCCCGCATTCTTCGATCTGGCGAATATGACGAGGATCGAGAACTGCCAATCCTGTGGTCTCCACCTGACGGCACCCCGTAGCATGGGGCAAGTTCTACAGCCCTGTAATGCCGAAGCCCGTCAACGCAGAGGAGCTGGTCGAAAAGCTCGAAAGCCTTTGGCCTGATATTGCCCCGCATCCGCAGGCCACAGACCGCGAGATCCAGCAGCAGATCGGTTCCGTCCAGGTGGTGCGGTGGCTACGGGTTGAGCTGCTGACCAACGATGCCGACGGCCCCACGGTCTACCCGCCCTCCTTCGACACCGGGAGGGGCTGATCCATGTGTGCGGGCGGCGGGGGATCCAGGGCCACTATCTACGCGCCCGACACCAGGGCCTACGACGCGCTTGCCAGTCAGCAGCTGGCATTGATGCAGCAGACGCAGAGCTCCGATGTGCTGACAAAGCAGAGCCAGCTGGATGCCCTGGTGCGCGAGCGGACTGCGCTGCAGACCCAGGAGCAAGCGGTTGCCACGGCTCGTGCCAACAACACGACCGCGCAGGCGGCCCGGCTGGCGGCACTGGTTGGCGCACCGCCGCCCGAGAAGCCGGCTGCGGCCCCGGTGATCGGCTCCGACCGCACCGGCGAGAAGCGGCCGACCGGGAAGCAGGCCCTGCGAATTGATCGAGCAGCCGGAGCAACTGCCGCCGCCCCCGGCGCCGGCCTCAACATCACCACGGGGTACTGACCATGTGTTCAGGGGGAGCGCGAGCACCGAGAACCGTTTATGAGGGCCCCAGCCAGGCCCAGATCGACGCACAGAACCAGCAGATGGAGATGGCCAGGCGGCAAGTCGAGGAGGCCAACCAGCGGATGCAGTCCCAGCTGGACCAGCAGATCACCGCTGCCAATGCCGAGAGCGAGCGCGCCAGGGCATCGCTGGCAGAGCAGGCCGCAGCCGTTGCTGCCGAGGTCGTGCCGGCGATGATGCAGACCTACGCCACCACCACCACCACGGCGGCCCCTGCCCCAGGGTCCGCACTGACCACCGAGCCAGCCAAGCAGCAGAAGAGGAAGTCGGCCGCCGGACTGACGATTGCTCCAACTGGCGCCGCGGCGGCAGCTGGCGCTGGCCTCAACATCGGGACCTGAAATGGACACCACGCAGGGGCCTGCCGAACAGCGCTACGAAAAGCTCCGGTCCGATCGTGACCGCTGGCTAGCGCGTGCCCGGCGGTCCTGCCGTCTGACGCTTCCATGGCTGGTGCCGGCCGCCAACGACCCGGACCAGGGCCAGCCTGAGACCTACCCGCTGCCATGGAATGACATCGGCGCCGAGGGTCACCAGCACCTGGCCAGCCGCTGGCTGCTGGCGGTCATGCCGGCCAGCGAGACGTTCTTCAAGTACACGATCGACGAGAAGCAACGGGCCACCCTGATCAGTGATGCCCGGCAGGCCGGAGAGGCAGAGGAGGACATTGCCAAATCCATGGTGGAGTTCGACCGCAGCCTGCTGGCGCTTGAGCGGTCGGTGCTCCGCGAGATCAACAGCACCCACGACCGCGCCGTGGTGCAGGAGGCCATGGTCCACCTGGTCGGCCCCGGCAACATCCTGCTCTACGACGACGAAGACGACGGGCTCACCTGCTACCACCTGAACCGCTACGTGCTGAAGCGGGACCCGATGGGCCGACCGCTGGAAGCGGTGATCTGCGAGAGCTTCACCGAGGACAGCCTGCCGAAGGTGGTGGCCGAGCACCTGGGCCTACTCGATGACGAGGAGAGCGAGGACGACAGCCCCGATCCGTTGGCCGCCACCAAGGTGATGAACGAGGAGGAGGTGATCAAGGTCTACACCCACGTGGAATGGGACTACACCAAGGGGAAGGTCCACTGGTGTCAGGAATGCAAGGGGGAGGAGATTGACGGACAGGACACGGAGGTCGATATCGAAATCTCCCCATGGATGCCGCTGCGGGCGACGAGGATCGAAAGCTGCGACTACGGCCCCGGCTACATCGAAGCCCGTTGCCTGGCCGCACTGCAAACCGCCGAATCCCTTAGCCAGGCCGTAACCGAGGGGGCGATGATCGCCGCCGAAAGCAAGAACGTGGTCCGCCCTGGCGGGGTCACAAGCATCAAGGACCTGGTGGCCTGCCGCAACGGCGGCTATGTGGTTGGCCATCCAGACGACGTGAAGGAGCTGGGATCTGATGGCCGCAGGGGGCAGGGCCTCGTGGTGGCAGAAGCCCGCCTGCAACGGGTGGAGGCCACCCTGAAACGGGCCTTCATGATGTCGGACGTCAGGGATTCGGAGCGCACCACCGCCGAAGAGGTGCGGATGGTTGCGCAGCGGATGGACGAGGGACAGGTCGGGGTCTATTCCGTCTTGACGACCGAGTTTCAAAATCCGTACATCACCCGGAAGCTGCATGTTCTGACCAAGCAGGGAAAGATCCAGCTGCCCAAGGACTTGGTAAAGCCAGTGGTGAGCGTTGGCCTGGCAGCAGTTGGCCGGGGCAACGATCTGGAAAAGATGATGAGGTTTCTGCAGGGCCTGGATGCGCTGGGCAAGATCGTTGGCCCCCAGGAGATCACGGCCCGCATCGACGTGAGCGACGCCATTACCCGGCTCAGCAACGGGCTGGGCATCGAGTCGATCGACCTGGTGCTGCCCGAGCAGAAGGTGGCCGAGATCAAGGCCCAGCAGCAGCAGGCAGCGCAGCAGCAGCAGCTGATGCAGTCCCCCATGGCGGACCCGGCAAAGCTGGCCACCGCCGCGGCTACGGCCCAGCAGATGCAGCAGGACCCGGGCGAATCCCCGCCCCCTCAATAACCCACTGAGCCATGAGCACCACCCAAGAACAGCTCCTCAACCTGGTGCGCCCGGGCGAAGAGGATCGCCTCACTGCCGCGCTGGACGAGATCGAGGCAGAAGGCAGCCAGCCGACCAGCGAGGCATGGGATCTGTCCCACCCCCTCGATCGCATGCTGGCGGCCGAGGAGCGAGCGGAGCAGAAGCAGGCCACCCCTCCCCGGCGACCCACCACCCCAGCGCCGGCCGAGGGCGAGGACGCCGACGACCCGCTAGCCGATCTGCTGAGCCCAGCGGATGACAGCGCCGACGCCACCGACGACAACCAGGCCACCGACGACGAGATTCCGGAGGAGTACCGGGGCAAGTCGCTGAAGGAGGTGATCGCACTGGCAGAGGCCAAGGCCAAGGCGCCCACCGCCGGGAACACGCTTCCCCCGGAGGCCTACACCCCCGAGCTGGGCAAGGCGCTCTACGGCGAGACCTTGGCCGGCCTGTTCACCGCCGCCGAAGTGAACCCCCTGCAGCTCGATGCAACCCTGCGGGCCGGGGGCGACGTGAGCCAGCAGGTGGAGGCACTGGCCACCAAGGCAGGCCTACCCAAGGCCGTGGTGGAGACCTACATCGACGGGATCAGGGCCTCCTCTCCGGCCGCCGCCCCCCAGTTGAGCGCGGAAGATGGCGCGGCCATCCGGCAATCGGTCGGAGGCGATGACAAGTTTCGGGCGCTGAGTGGCTGGGCGCTTGCCAACCTAAGCAAGGGAGAGCTGGCCGGCTACAACGCCGCCATCGACTCCGGCAACAAGGAGCTAGCCGCCTTTGCGGTGAAGGCGATCCAGACCAGGGCGGCGGCAGCCGATGGCGCGCCACGGCCTCGCAGCGAGCCGCAGCTGGCCAGGGGTGGGCGTGGCCAGGCCCCGATGCGGTTCGCCTCGCAGGAGCAACAGAACGCGGCCGTCGATCGACGCAATGCCCAGGGCGAGCGGCTGATGCACGTCGATCCCGTTTATGCCAAGCGGGTGAAAGCGGCGATTGCTAACTCGCTGGATTGGGCCTGAAGATGTAGCATCGGCGCAACGACTGCTGCACCTGTGTAGTGCTGGCCTCCCTGCGGGAGGGGTCAGCACACCTCCCACCGGTCAAGTCAGGCGTTACAGCTACAGCGTCTTTGCATCGTTTGGCCCTCTACGGGGGAATCGCTGAACACAGGTTGCAAGAAGCCACGGGCAAACAACCCAAACGCTTTTTGCAGCCATGGCGATCAATGATGCCTTGCTGGCCAGACTTGGCCAGATCCAGGGGGCGGGCACGGTCGATACCGTGTTCCAGAAACTGGGACAATCCGAGATCCTGAACGCGCTGAAGCGCAACACGGTCTTCAAGAACCTGGTGAAGACCAGGAACATCAAGGGTGGAAAGAGTTTCGACTTTCAGGTGACCGGTCGCGCTGCCGCGTCCTACGTGACGCCCGGTGTGCCGTTGCTTGGCGGTTTGGCCAGCAACTCCCCTAGTGACATCAACGTCAAGAACATCGCCGTCGATGGCCTCATGGCTGCCGACCAGGCGATCCTCGACCTTGATCAGCTGATGAACTATGCCGATGTGGCCTCCGAGTTCTTCGAGCAGCTGGGCATCGCCCTGGCCTGGGAGACCGACAAACGCATCGCTCGAATCCTCTTCGCCGGAGCCAGCAACAGCTCTGAGCCCCTTGCCCGCTCGATCAACACTGGTCGGACCGGTTACAAGAAGACTTTGACGGCTGGCTATGCGACGGCTTCCAAGTCGGCCAAGGGCGACGAGCTGGTAAGCGCCATTGGCGATGCCGTGACCCAGTTCCGCAAGAAGGACGTCGATCCCTCCACCTTGGTCTGCGTGTTGCCCCCGGATGAGTACGACTTCCTCACGGAAGGGACCAAGCCGATCAACAGCGACTACAACAACGGATCCGCCGGCCCGAGCAACGGCACCATCGCCAATGGCATGGTCTACCGGGTGAAGGGTATCCCCATCATGTGGTCCAACCACGTGGTGCAACCCTCCTACACACTGAACACCTACGACAAGAACAGCGACTACGCCCAGGACTTGTCCAAGTGCAAGGGACTGATCTTCAGCAAGGAGGCCGTCGGCATGCTCACTTTGCGGGCGCCCAAGCTCCAGATGACGTCCCCCGACGGCGACTTCAACATCCAATACCAATCCACCCTGGCTGTGGCCACGCAGTCGATCGGCGTCGGCCGACTGCGGGATGAATGCGCTGCGGCGATCGTGATCCCCTAAGTTCTGATCGGACGGAGCGACTTGGCCCTCGGCTTGCCGGGGGCCTTTTTCATGGCAGCCGATAGCATGTGCTCTACAGCGCTGGATCGCTCATGGGCCTGGCTAACCAGTCAGCAACGCCAGGCCGCACCACCCTGCTGGATGCCGTCAATATCCTGCTGGCCGTGATCGGCGAGGCCCCGGTCAACGGCCTCGATGACCCGGTGATGACCGAATCGAGCATCGCCGAGCGGACCCTGCTGGAGTTTCACAAGCAGGAGCAGACCAGGGGGTGGAGCTGGAATAGCGAGCAGGACTACCCCTTCACCGTGGCGGTAGACGGGACCATCACCGTGCCGTCGAACCTGACCCGCTTTGCCCCCGATCCATTTCAGTGGGATGGGCGCTTCATCCTTCGGGGGCAGCGGGTCTACGACCGGATCAATCGCACCTTCGTGCTGACTGGCGCCGCCGTCACTCAGCTCACCGCCGACGTGGTTTGGATGCTGCCCTGGGACGACTGCCCGGAGACCTTCAACCGGTACATCAGCATCCTGGGCGCCAGGTCCTTCGCCAACCGTTTCCTCGGGTCGGATTCGATCGAGCGCTACACCCAGCAGGACTTGATGATGGCCCGGGCCGAACTGGATCGGAACGAGCTGCAGCAGCTCCAGCCCAACAGTCTGAGCGGCCAGCGCGGCGTGCTGCCGTTTGGCACCTTCAACCCTGCGGCCGGACTGGCGGGCCGCAACAGCCGGAGTGCATTCGACTGATGGCCGAGCTCTTCACCTCCACGATTCCGAACCTGATCCAGGGGGTCAGCCAGCAGCCGGACGCGCAGCGGGACCCCACCCAGGCGGAGCTGCAGATCAACGGGGTCAGCAGCTCCGCCGAGGGCCTGCGCAAACGGGATCCCACGCAGACCCTGGCCAAGGTGAGCTCCACCAGCCTGGGCGATGTGTTTGTCCACGCGATCCTGCGCGACCGCACCGAGCGGTATCTGGCGGTGATCAGCAGCAGCACCGCGAAGGTCTTCGACCTGGACGGCGTGGCGCAGACCGTCAGCGCCCCCAGCGGCTACGGCTACCTCTCCGGCGTGACGGATGCGAAGCGGCAGATCCGATGCGGCACCGTGGCCGACTACACCTTCGTCGCCAGTGCGCTCAAGGTGGTGGCGATGGACTCGGCGGTGGCCCCAGCGGTGGCCAGGCCGGCGGCCAATGAAGCCCTGGTGTGGGTCCGCGCCGCCAACTACGGCCAGTCCTACAAGGTGAACCTGAACGGCACCCTGGCCACGGTGACGACCACGACGACGGCCGGCACGGCAATCAGCACAGCAGACATTGCCGACCAGATCAAGACGGCCCTAGCCGGCGTGTCCGGCGTCTCGATTGCCCGGGCCGGATCGGTGCTGCATTTCACCAGCGCCAGCACGATCACGATCAGCGCCACCGACGCCAGGGCCAACGCGGACATCACCGCGATTACCGGTTCGGTGCAGTCATTCACGAGCCTGCCGACGATTGCGCCCCAGGGCTACCAAGTGGAGGTGACGGGCGACCCTTCGAGCAACTTCGACGGCTATTACGTGAAGTTCGTCCCACGCACCGGCACCGGCACCTTTGGCGAGGGCGCATGGGAGGAGACCGTGGCGCCGGGTGCGCAATACAAGCTCGATCCCACCACCATGCCGCAGGTACTGGTGCGGCTGCCGGCGGGCACGTGGTACTTCGGGCCCCTCAACGGTGCAGCGCTAACGGGCCTGACGCTGCCGACCTGGGGCCAGCGGGTGGCAGGCGACAGCGAGTCAGCACCGGACCCGAGCTTCGTGGGGCAAAGCGTGAGCGACATCTTCGTTCATCGCGGACGGCTTGGGATCCTGGCCGACGAGAAGCGGATTTTCAGTCGGGCGAAGGACTTTTTCGCCTTCTTCCCGGAAACCGTGACAACGGTTCTGGACAGCGATCCGATCGACAAGACCGCCAGCAGTTCCAGGGTGAGCGTGCTGCGGTATGCGGTGCCGTTCCAGGGTGAAATGCTCCTATTCAGCGATGATTATCAGTTCAGGTCTTATGCAACTGATGCCTCGCTAACCCCGACCACAGATGCAATTACGATCCTAACAGGATATGAAATCGATACAGCTGTGCGGCCAGTCCAGATGGGCGGCTCGGTTGTGTTCTGTCAGTCCAACGGGGATTGGAGCCAGCTGCGGCAATTCTCCGTGCGCGGCGCCGGCACTGCGCTGGTGGGCGATGCGGAAAGCATCACCGATCACGTAAGTAGCTACATCCCGTCTGGGATCTTTCAGCTTGCGGCAAACGATACGGGCAATTCGCTGTACTGCATCAGCAGCAAAAGCGGCTATGCGAACAGGATCTATACCTACAAATACTTCTACCGAAATGGCGGCAGCGGGATAGAGCGAGCACAGTCCAGCTGGAGCTACTGGGATCTCCCTGGGGCCGACAGCATCCTTTCGATCGTGGCGATCCAGGAGATGCTTTACCTCCTGGTCCAGCGTGGCGGCGAGGTCTTCTTGGAGAAGATGCCGGTGCTCGATCGGCAGTCGATCGCCGTCGGGCCGTACCCATTGCTGCTTGATCGCTGGGTTAGCACCACCACGGCAAGCCCGGCGGCCATGCGAGTGTCCGCTGGGGCCTACGACTCCGTGACGAAGGCGACGACCTGGACCCTGCCGTTCACCATCAGGGCCACAACCCAGGCATGGTCCGCCTACCAGTCGGGCTACCAGGGCGGAGTGCTGCTGGGGTCCGCCAGCAGCGGCAACACGATCACGGCTCGCGGGGACTGGTCGGCAGCGCAGGTCTACTTTGGCGAGACCTACAGTTTTCGCTATCGGCCATCGCGGTTCAAGGCGATGCGGACCCAGGGTGGCGGGCAGGTGGCCAGTAACACGCTGCGGGCCCAGATCCGTCAGGCACGACTGCGCTACCACGAAACCGGCTGGTTTCAGGTGCGGGTCAAGCCCAGCGGGAACCGCGACGAGGCGGTTTACACATTCCCGGGCAGCACGGTGGGCCTGCTGCAGGGTGTGGATCAGGGGCAGGCGGGAGTGTTCCCGATCCCGATCTTCGGCCGGGGGGAGGACAACACCATCACGATCGAGAACGACACGGCGCACCCGTGCAAATTCGCGTCGCTGGAGTGGACCGGACTGGTCACCGGCAAGGGCCGGGCGGTGCAGCAATGAGATGGGCCCACGCGACCAGCGATGTGGTGGACTTCATCGGCTACAACCTGCGGGAAGCGGACCGCCTCGAGGTGTGGCTGAGCGACCGCCTGGGCCCGCTTGAGGCCGTGCGGCAGAGCTGGCAAGCCAGCCTCGACCGCGAATGCCATGCCGTGATTGACGACGGCGACGTGCCAGTGGCGCTGTGCGGTATCGCCGAGGGCGGCGTGATCTGGATGCTTTGCACGGATGGACTGCTCGCCACTGCTGCCAACCGGCGGCAGTTCATCCGGGAGGGGAAGGGCTGGGTGGATCGCTGCCTCCAGCGCTATGGTCCGCTCAGGAACTGGGTTTACGCCAAGAACATGGGCTCGATTCGGTGGCTGAAATCGCTGGGGTTCACGGTTCACCCGCCAGCCCCATTCGGCCCCAGCTGCGCCCTGTTCTGCATGTTTGAAGAGGTGCCCTAATGCCGCTCGATCCGCTCAGCCTTGGGATTGCGGGCGTCAGCACGGCGCTAAACCTGTTCAAGGGTGCGCAGGAAAGTGCGGCCGCAAAGCAGGACTACCTGAATCAGAGCAGCTTCCAAAAGGCGACCAATCAGTTTGCCCAGTGGCAGGCCGACCAGAACCAGCGGTTCAGTGATGCGAATGCCCGGTATCAGTTCTGGGGCCAGCAGGTGCAATACCAGCAGCAGCTGGGCTACGTCCACCAGCTGCAGAGCTTCGAGCTGGCGAAGCAGATCAACCAGGCCAACGTGGTGCGCGACAGCCGGGCCGCCGCTGGCGCGGAGTTCATCGGCAATTCCCAAGCCGCCTCGGATCGGTTGCAGGAGGTGGCGATGCAGGCCGCGGTCGCCCAGCAGCAGTACGGCTGGCGGTCGTTGCAGGCCAGGGCTTCGGTGCAGGCCATGGACGCCGAGGGGCTGTCCGTCGATCGGTTGATCAACAACTACGCCCGACAGGCCGGCGACTACAACGCGATCGCGCAGATCAACGACCAGCTGCAGCGCAACCAGTTCAGCCGGGAGCAGACCGCCCTGGTGGGGCGCTACCTGAGCGAGTGGAACAGCCAGCAGTTCTACACGCCGACGACCTACATCGAGCCGATCGAGCCGTTTGCGCCGATGCCTGCACTGATGCAGCCGGCGGCCCCGTCGATGACCGGCACTGGCCCCAGCGGCGGCGCTGCTGCGCTGCGGATCGGCTCAAGCCTGCTGGGCGGGGTCAACACCTACATGGCCAGCGCGTCAGGGCTCAAGAAGGCCGCTGAGCCCAAGGGCGGCACCATCCCCACCGTTGGGATCGGCTGATGGAAACGAATCTCCCCCTTGGCCAGGTCAACCCGGAAGCCAAGCCGGTGCAGGCCTTCATCCAGCCGGCGCAGACCCAGCCGGGCGCCATTGCGGGCCCGCCGGCCATGCCCCAGCTGCAGGGGATCATCACGCTTCGAGGCCCGGAGCAGGCCAGCTACGGCGGCGTCAACCGATTCCAGGAGCTGGCGCAAGCGCTCGCGCCATTCAACGCCAACTTGACCAACACGCTCCAGGGCGCGGGCGAGCGTGCCGCCGGCTGGGCCTCGCAGCAAGGGGAAGCGCAGGTCTTCGCCAAGAACATGGCGCTGCGGGCCCTCAGCCAGGCGGATGCAACCAACGAGGCGGGCGCCTTCGATTACGCCAAGGCCAACCGCGAACTGGGCAAACGCGACCCGGAAGGCGGCATTCTGATGAACCTGCTGAACCCCTACCGGGAGATGGGGGTGCAGCGGGGGCTGGCGAAGCTGGCCGGCGCCGAGGCTGAGGCCGGGATGCTGGGGGCCTACGAGGAGATGGGGCCGACCATGTTCCTCTCGCCAGACAAGGGGCAGGCGGCCCTGGCGCAGATGAAGGCTGGCTACATCCGCAGCTTGACCGAGAAGTACGGGCTCGACACCGCATCGCCGGGTTTCCTGAATTACGCCTTGCCGAAGATCACGGCGGCGGAGGAGAAGATCGGCAACCGGGCCCGCGAAGACCGGGTGAAATACCTCGATGCCACCCTGCCGGGGGTGGCCGGGGGGCAGATCCGCAGCCTGATCATGGATGTGCAGCGGCAGGCGCTTGGCGGGGCCGCCCAGATCACGATCGGCAGTTCGGGGGTGATGCTCGACCGGAAGAGCCCCACCTTCAACGAGGACGCTCAGGCCGAGGTGATGACCCAGGCCAGCAAGATCCTGGCCTACCACTCCGGGCTGATGGGGAACGGCGGGCAGCCGCTGAAGCTGGCGGAAACGGTCTACAAGGCGCTGCGAACCGAGGCGGCCTATGGGCAGGATCCGGTGTTCAAGAACATCGTGGATCGCATCAAGGCGGGGCCCACGTATTGGGATCCGGTGGCCAAGCGACCGGTGCAGCAAACGCTCGCGCAGATGTTCCCGGAGACGGCCGCCGACACCGAGATGAAGTACGGCTGGGCGGTGCAGAAGCGCGCAGAGGAGCAGGGGGTCCAGGACTTCAGCGACATGCTGATCAACGGCGCCCCGGCTGCCGGGAAGCTGCCGGCGGTGGCAGGCATCTACCAACCCGGCAACGAGGGCCCCCTCGATCAGGCCGCCATGGCGCAGCAGGCCGAGCAGATCCTGGCGCGGTTCCGGCAGCAAAACCCCAACGCTCCGGTGGCGCCACTGCTGAAGGCGATCAACGATCAGCTGGGCCTCCAGATCGAGATCAAGGGCAAGAGCTACGCCCCGGATGCCGGCGAGGACGTGCTGGCCAAAGCCCGCGATGCCTGGGGGAGCGATTTCAACCCGGCGGCCCTGCGGCGGGAGCTGGCCGCGATGCGCGGGCAGATCAACCCGGCGAAGTTCGGGGAGACGGCATCGAAGCTCGAGTCGATCATCCGCAGCAAGGATTCCAAGGCCAGCACCCTCGCTTCCGCTGAGGTGAACCGGGCTGTGGAGGCGGCCAAGGATGCGAAACTGGCGTTCGAGTACGGCGCCGACTACAAGGAGCTTCAGCGGGCCGGCAGCATGAACGCCAGGACCGAGCGGGCCGGCAACCTGGCCGCTGCTGTTCGGAATGCGAATGCGGCTCTTTACCCGGCTGTGAACAGTGCCGTCGCCGCAGCCGCCGCGAGGAAAGGGGGACCACTGGACCCCGGAGAAACCTACGAGGTGGCCAGCAAAGCCGCCCAGGGCTACATCGACAGGGACAAAAAAGCCTTTGATCTCCTGTTTCCCGGGGGGCGCTCCGGCACCGCCTCACTGCCGGGACTCAACGCCATTGCGCCAGATCCCAACGCCCCCAAGCCCAGCGGCAAGCCGGCGGGACCTCCCGCGCCGCCGACGTGGGATACCAGGCAGCTCGATTCAATGCCCAACCGGCAGCAGCGGCTTCGCAACTACCAGAACGAGTCGATCCTGAGCAAGGATGCGGTCGGCCGCGAGCTGGTGAACGCCGCAAATGGTGGCGGCTTCTCTCCCCAGCTGAGGCGTGCCGCCGCGGATGCGCTGGCACCATCGCCGGCCGAGTTCCTGCGGGTCCAGGGGGCCCGCTACGGGATCAACGTGCCGCCGGATGCGATGAAGCGCCTGAACGATCAGAGCAGCGCCATCACAACGCCGCAGCGGCACCTGATGGCAATGGCCTCGCAAGGGCAGTCAGCGCTGAGTGGCTTTGCCGGCTGGGCCATCAATGCCGCCATGGGGGCGCAACCGGCTTCGGCTGCCGAGTGGCCACGGCTCGGCGCTCGCAGCGCGGCGCCTGGCCAGTTCACGATCTCCATGCGCTCGCGTGGTGGCGGAGGCGGCTGGGATGGCGGAACCCCTTTTATGGATAGCGGCGGCGGCGGCCGCGGCGGTGGATGGTCCGGTGACCACGGAGGCCTGGCTGCCCTAATCAGCAGCGGCGAGGGCGGCTTCGATTCCGTCAACTACGGAACCACCGGGTCAGGCCGGCAGATCAACCTGACCTCGATGTCGATTGGGCAGGTTGAGCGGATGCAGTCCGCCGGGCAGGT